GGTGACCACCTCCTCCGCGTTGCCGTCGGAGGCGTCCGGGCGTTTAATGGTTTGGGTGCTGTCGAGATTTACCCCGGCACCCGCGGGGCTGTTTGTGCTTACCTTGGTTTCTTGGTCGTAATGGTTGCAGCCGGTGGTGCGTGCGAACAAACCGCCCTCGCGGTCAGGTACAACGTCCACGCCCTCGCGGGTAGTGGCGGCTGCTGTGTTCTTGCTCCATCTCGCCTCGGCTCCCTTGCGGCCTGCCTCGGAGCGGGATGTAATCTCGTTGATCGTAGCGTCGTAAAGGTCACGGGCGCGCTCGGAGCGGCTGAAGTCGCCGGTCACAAGGGCATGGCGGAACGCGTATTCCTCGCGGCCAAGGGCCTCGAAGTCCACGCGGCCTTCCTCGTCGCGGAATCGCTCCGTCAGCGTCGCCAAGGAGTCAACCCATACCTTTACCCAGCGGACGCGCATCAGGCCTCCGCTGCGAATGTGCCGTTAATCTTGTCGAGGATGTTCCTGGCGGTGGCCGCGGTCTTTTCCGCACCGATTACCAGGAGTTCGTCAGCCCCTCCGTCCTTGAGTTCGGCGACCTGCTTGTCGTAGCGGTCTACCGAGGCCCTCATGATGTTGACGAGGAGGTCCTTTTCTTCTATCTTGAACCTAAAACCGGCCATGGTACTCTTCCTTTGTACCTAAGGCCGGGCGTGGAAAAACATAAAATTATAAATTTACGTATCCCGCATTATCGGCAATAAGTACGATACAAATATACATCTTTTTCGCATTATGAGACAATTATTTTTGTAAAATGTTGTTTACACTAAAACGTGGCTTTTATGCGTTTGCCATAATTTTGCCATACATTTTGCTATGATTTTGCCAATAGCAAAAGTATGGGATGTAAGAAGTAAGAAGTAAGAAGTAAGAAGTAAGATATAAGAGGTTAGATGTTAGAAGTAGAGAGAAGCAAGATGTAAGAATTTCCACTTACTACGTAAGTGGATACACGCGCGCTCAAAAAAAACGCCTGCGCACGCAAAAAAAACACCGGGGGCTACTCCACTGCCCACAGCCAGCAAAACGCCTCCACGGCGCACGACATCCTCCGTTTTCCCGAATATAAAAAATCCGGCACCTGTTGCCTGGTGCCGGACTCGATTCTCATCGGAGGATGAAGAAATATTCCTACTCCCAAATATACTCTCTCCTACACTCCCGGTCAACCCCCTGTCACTCCCCCGTTGTCAAAAATTGTCAACGCTCCCCGCCGTTCTCTTGCTTTCCATCATCACCGAAAGTATTTTTATAAACATGGAAAAAGTGTCAAAAAATAGCACAAGCAGGAAGCCAAAGAAGGAACTCTTCGCACGCGCCGGCCTCAAGCCCGTCACTCCCCCATCCCGCGAGGAGGCCGTACTCGCTGAAATCGTGCGCCGTTACGGCGACTGCCGTGACCAGATGAACAGGCTACAGTTCGCAATACTCTGCGAGCTCGTGGACGCACGCCTCTCACGCGAGGCGAGAGGAGTCTAAGCCATGGCGAAAGAGGTCCAGGAAAGCGGTCGGGTTGAATCCCGAAAAAAGAACCCGAAAAAGAAGGCCCCGAACTGGACCAGAGAGCAGTGTTCCCTGATGGGGAAAAAAAGTGCCGAATCAAAAGCCTTAAAAATGTCAGCAGAAAAACTGCGCAAGGAAATCGAACGCCTGGAACTCGAAATCGAGTACAACAAGAAGAAGGCAGAGGCCAAGCGTTCCGCAAGGATGCTGTACAACATCGAGAGCGTAGAGACGGACATCGCGCAGATTGACGACGCGGACAAGAGGGCCAACCGCAAGATGCAATTTTACGGACTTAACGCCAAGGAATCCGGCGGAGACAAGAACGCAATAAACATCAACGCACCATCCACCATCCAGTTCCTCACTCGACGGATAGAACCTGGCGAAAAGGTCAAGGAACTCGAAGAGGTGAAACCTGAATGACGCACGTCTGGGACTTGCTGCCGCACCAGGACGACCTTGTGTACTCCAAGGCCAGCAAGTGCGCCATGATATGCGGCAGAGGTGCTGGGAAAAGTTACGCGCTTTCGTACCTCACCCTTCGAGACTTTGTTGAAGGGAAGAACGTACTGGTAGGGGCGCAGTCCGTTGACACGCTCCACGATTCGCTCTGGACCGAAATCAAGGAACGCGCTAAGGAAGCCGGAATCCACGACTTTATTGAGTGGCACGAGAGGCCCATGCGAGCATACTTCAACGGTGCCACCATCTACACCGGCACATACGAGGCAGTGGACGCCAAGCGTTCCGGGACCCGCGTCGCCACGATGGTGCTCGACGAGCTTTTCCTGGCACCCGTGAACATCCTTTCCGTATGGGGTCCCGTCATGCGTGACTGCGGTTTTTCCCCTCGCATAGTGGCAGGCACCACGCCGCGTAAGGGCTCGATGTGGAACACCCTCTTTTCCGACCCGAACTGCGGCTGGGAAATCATAAGGGCCAGCACCAGGGACAACCCCCACATAACTTCCGAGGAGTTCGACCTGTTCAACTCCGGGATGCTGAACGACGAGATGAGGCGGCAGGAGCTGGAAGGCGAGATCATCACCGGCAACCGCGACATGGGCATCATACAGCTCGCCGACTTCCCCGTCGCACCCGCACCCACTACCGACATCCGCAGGCTCGCGGGGCTGGACATGAGCGGAGGCGGGGAGCGCGACGCCTGCGCCTTCGTCGTGCGCGTGGGCAACAGGGTCGAGTGCATTAGGGAGTGGCACGGCACCGACTCCGAGCAGGTGGCCGCTTTCGTGCTCAAGTACCACCGCGAGCACCCCATAGACACGCTCTTCATGGACCTTGCATGGTCCGAGTCCGTCTACGACATGCTCAAGTACAACATTCCCTGCCGGCAGATTCCTTTCGGCTCCAAGGCGGAGAACGACATCGTGTACGAGAACATCCGCGCCGAGATGTTCTTCAACGCGGCCAAGGCAATCAAGGGCGGGCTGTGCGTTGATGGCTGCGAATTGAGCGGCGAGCTCAAGCGCGAACTCTGCGCGATGACCTGGGTCAAGAACTCGCGCGGGCGGTTCCTCATCTGCCCCAAGGACGACCTGCGCGTGGTGCTGGGCCGCTCCCCCGACGTGGCCGACGCTCTCGCCCTCACCTGCCTGCACCTTTGGAAGGGCGACGTGCCGCAGTTCCGCAGGGCCGATTCCATGCACTCGCCCGCTCTCGCCATCAAGAGGAGGAAGGCGTGCGCGATGATGCAGTGAGGAACTACGCCGGCGCGCTCAAGTACGCGCTGGCACTTCGCCGCGCGGGACTGCTGTCGCCAACCGCAGAGACCGAGCTAGGCAGGATGCTCCAGAACATCGGGCGGTTCGCCACCTGCTCGATGATAAGGCGGGGGCAGCTAAGGTTCGCGACAAGGCGGGACCCAGACTTCGACATGGACGTGACCATGTACGCCTGCCAGGTATGCGACCGCGTGGACCTGACGCAGAGCGGCGAGGCCATATTCGGTTACATCGTCAAGGCGGTGAAGAACCGCATCAAGAACAGGCTGCGAGACTCCATGACGATGAAGAGGCGCGCGGAGCTGGTGGGAATTGACGCAGTTACACTTCCGAGCACGGACATATTCGGGAACATTGAACATACAACAAGGAGTACACCATGAGCTACATGGACGACGTAATTAAGGAGGCGGGAGCCTCCGAGGAAACGAACACCAAGCCTGCCGAGACGCAGCAGGCCGAAACGACACCCGCGGCAACGGTGGAAACCACGCCGAAGGAAACTACCGAGGAATCCCCGGCACCTGACGGTAAGCCGAAACCGAAGAAGGACCTCTCGAAGGTGAGCGACAAGGAGAAGGCCGCCTACTCTTTCCAGAAGCAGCTGGAACGGCAGAGGCGCAGGCAGGAGACCGACTTCGACGCGAAACTCGAGAAGATGTTCGGGGAATTTTCCAAGAAGTTCGAGGACTTCAAGTCCTCGCAGAAGCCGCCCGAGGAAAAGCCGAAGACCCGCGAAGACTTCGAGAACGACACCGAATACGTGAACTACATGATCCAGCAGGGCATCAAGAAGGCCCTCGCCGAGCGCGACGCGGCACACGCCAAGACAGCCGAGGAGCAGGCCGCCGAGCAGAAGAAGCTGGAGCAGGCCCGTCAGGTGGCCATGCGCGACCAGCAGACCTTCATCTCTAACATCGCGGCCACCTACCAGGGCGAGGAACTGGAGGCATGGAAGCAGCGCATGGCGGTAGCCTCGCAGAAGGGACTAAAGGACATCCTGGATTCCTCCCCCGTCCTCAAGTCCTTCGTCATGACCAGCAAGTGGGGTCCGCTGGTGCTCGACCGCATCATCACCGATCCCGAATCGCTCAAGAGGCTGATGGGGCCTTTCAGCTCCCCGATGGAGATGCAGCTCGAACTGCTGGAAATCGCCCGCGAGGCAAAGGCGGCACGCGATGCCGGACACCAGGAGACCCAGCAGGCACCGCAGCACAAGGGCATCACTCCCATGGGCAGGCCTGGAGCTGGTGGCAATTCCGGGGCCGGACGCGGCGATGTGTTCGCCAATGACGACGCACTCATTAAGTTCATGCGGCAGGGCAGACGCCGCTAAAAAACCGCATTGAAAATTTTTTTAGGGAGAACGGCCAGTTCTCCCTTTTTTTCGTGTACTCTCGTAGTAAAAGGGGACGGGTCCCTTCAAGCCCGTTTTTTCTCGCGTGATTTGTCCTGGACGCGCAGGGCGTCAAGAGTGGATTCCGCACGGTGCGGGTTCCCGTTTTTCCGTTACAAGCCAAAAACAAAGGACAACATCATGGCTAACAACTTTAGTAATAACCTCAAGGTGAAGATGGTGGCAGCCGCTGCCGCCGACAACATGGACTACGTAAAGGCCTCCCGCTCTTACATGTCGCAGGCCGAGCTGCAAAACAAGAAGTGGGGCCGCGAGTACAAGGTGTACATCCCCGATCCGGGCAAGGTCGTGAACGGATTGGTCGCCGACCCCGACGCCGTTGAAGAAGTCGAAGTTCCCATCATGCTCGACAACAATAACAACTCCTGCGAACTGACCGCATGGAACACCCTCACCGACGTCGAGGACTTCAAGGAAGAAATCGCCAAGCCGCGCGGCGTGGCTCTCGCCCGCAAGACCCAGGCCGACATCGTGAAGGCCAACGTGTTCAAGTCCGCCCAGGCCGTCGTGGCTTCCGCTCCAGGTTTTGGAGTTCTTTCCGATGCCGCTGCAGCCCTGGATGAACTGGCCGTCGCCGGTGAAGTCGTTTCCTTCATGAAGCCCGAAGTCATGGGCAAGATTGCAGCCTCCGGCCTCGCCAACTTCATCGCAGCCCAGGAAGCCAAGGAAATCTACGGCAAGAACGCCCTCGGCACCTACGCAGGCGCAACGCAGATTGAACTTGCCGTGCTGCCCGTGTTGAGCACTCCCGCCGACATGAGCGCGACCATCAGCCTCACACAGGTCACCGATGCCGACTCCAACGTGATCGGCTTCGCCCCCATCACCAGCATCACCGCTGGCGCAGGCGTGACCCTCAAGCCCGGTTTCGCCTACAAGGCCACAGGCCTCAAGGTGGTGGACGGTTCCGGCCTCCAGACCGAACAGGACTACGCCATCATCACCATCGGCTCCGACGGCTCCATCCCGGAACTGCGCATCACCATCGACGGCCAGGGCTACAACAACCCGAACGCATGGGTTGAAGCCGGTACGACCACCCTCACCCTCACCCCGCTCCTCACCGCTTCCAAGAAGTACTGGGTGGGCCAGGTCCGCACTGCCGACGCCCTCGCGTTCGACGACTATAAGTTCCTTGATCTGCCTGGCAGCGAGAACGAATCCGTCGCTTCCGTGGGGGGGGTAACAGTTAAGATGAGCGAGTACGGCAACGGCACTACCTTGACGAAGCTGGTGCGCCTCGACCTGCCTTATGCGGCGGGCATCGTGGAACACCGCGGCTCCGTGACCGTGTACATTGAAAAGGCCTAATCCGCTCATGGATGACTCCTGGAACACCCGTGGAATACCGGGTGTTCCTTTTCGTGTACTCTCGTAGAGAGGAATAGATATGAGCATAAGCGTACAGCAACTTGTACAGACTGCCTTCCAGAATTGCAGCCTAATCGGCGACGGGGAGAGCGTGGACGGCACCGCCTACGGCACGACTGCGCACGACGGCGCACTCGGACTATTGAACAACCTGTTGAGCGAACTGAATAACCAGGGCTACCTTGTATCGTCATTCAACGAGCGTACGTTCACATACTCCCGACCGACTCCAATCGTCGGGCAGGATGGGCCATCAACAGGAGTTACAATATTCGTAGGTAAAGAGAATCTACCGACAAGAATCGAGGGTGTTTCACGCAAGGTTGGGTCCAGGTGGCTGCCGCTGTACTCGTGCAATCGTCAGCAGATGGACTCTCGTACGAAAATGCAGCTTCCGACATCATGGACTTATGAGCTTGTTGGCGACTCCGGGCTGTTGGTACTTGATACCGACAGGCCAACGGTAATCAAATTCTGGTACAAGAATCCAATAAAGGCGTCCCTCGAAAATACGACCCTGTTCCTGTCCGACATGTACTTCGACCTCCTGCTGAACGGGCTATGCGTCAAGCTGTGCGTCAAGTACAAGCTCACCGACTACCTGCCCATTTTCGAGCAGCAGTTCAAGCAGGCCAAGAACCTAATCAAGCGCAGCAACGCCACGCAGAGGATGCTCCAGCGCGGAGACCTCGGCGGAGGCTATAACGATTCGTTCTACAACGGCCTCGGCGGAGTGGGGTGGTAATGTCACTCAAGGTCACATCCAATCTCATCGGCGGCACGGAACTGATGGCGTCGCCCTCGCAGAAGGGCAGCGGCTGGTCGTGCAACTGCTTCCCGGAGCACAACGGGAAAAACCTTTTCCAGGCTTCCATGTACGGGCTGCGGTATCTGTCGAGCCTAGGGGTGACAGGTAAAGTCCGCGGCGTTTTCGTGCCTTCGGTTGGCCGCACTACCAACACCCGCAGGCCGGACATCTACGTGGTCGTGAGAGGATCACTCTTGCGCGTAGGCCCAACGGGCGACGTGACCACCATCTCGCAGAACATCGGCACCACGACGGCGCGGGTGGGATTTGCCGAGACTGGAGGCGAACGAGCCCTGCTACTGCTCGTGGACGGCGTGAACATGTGGTACCTGGACCTGCTCAACGGAGGGCTCCTCCAGCGCATAACACTACCGCAGAGAATCAGCGGGACGGGCACAATCAAGCCCACGCACGTGGCTGTCGTGGGCGGTTCCATCGTGGTGAACGACGCCGGCAGCGGATACCTCTACTACTCCATCGCCTACCCGCTGAACAACGCAATGCGAAAGATGTTCGTGGTGGACCCGGACACCCACCAGCCCACCTACAATCCTGGCAGCATCGCGCCGGTGGTGAGCGACTTCCCCGCTGCGGAGCACGTGTTCGAGGATGACTACCAGGTGCAGCAGTTCTTCAACGGCGAGAGCTCCAGCGACGAGGTGACGGCCATCTACGCGCTGGGCTCGGCCCTCTACGTGTTCGGCCCCAAGACGGTGGAAATCTGGCAGCGCGGAACTGGCGAGTACCAGACCTGGCAGCGCACGTCCTACACCATCAACGCCGCCAACGGCATAGACGCACCCTATTCGGTGGCGCACTCCAACGACACGCTGTTCTACCTGGCGGCAGGCGAGGCCTACGGCAAGTGCGTGATGAGCGTGACCGGCACCAGTTTCGCGAAGGTGTCCGAGGACTGGCTCGACGAGAAGCTCATGGCCTCCGGGCTTTCGAATACGTACGGGTTCAGCTATTCGACCGGGGGCCATACCTTCTACGTGCTCCAGCTCGACGGCATCGGCGAGACATGGGTCTACGACGCGGTGGAAAAGACGTGGCACCAGCGGCAGAGCCGGAATTCGGCAGGGACTCCGTGCCAGTGGCGCGTGCAGGGCATCGCCTGGGCAAATGGCCGTTTCAACGCCTTCTGCGTTGACGGAGGCATCTACTCGCACATGGCCGACTACTTCTACGAGGACTGGGTCGGGGAAAACTCGGTGCGTTCCTGGGGCATTACACGCACCAGGCAGACCTCGGTCATAGTGAACGATTACAAGCCCTTCGTGTTCGAGGAATTGAGCATCGAGTGCAACGTCGGCGAGTGGCCGGAGAACGAGGCCCCGGAGATACGTCTGGAAGTGAGCCGCGACGGCGGCAACACGTTCGGCAACATCCGCACGGCATCGCTGGGTCTCGGTGGTGACTACTCGCGCCGCGTGCGGTTCTTGAATCTCGGTATGAACCGGCTGTGCGTCATCCGTGTGTCGATGAGCTGGGGCTACGACTTCACCATGACGGCCTCCGGGCTGCGCGTGCGGCCCACTGGGGCCATGATTTGAGCGAACGATTGGAAGAGGAGAGTAGGCTATCAGAAACGCAGTGATAAATGCAGGCTCCCCGCAGAGCGACATCTGGGGAGCCCTCACCGGCACCTGGGACGAGACCGTCAGCAGGAGCGGCTGGAGCTACACCAAGACGCCGTATTTCGTCGCGATCTACGGCACATTCGAGGCTGGAACCTACACTCTGCCGTTCAGTTTCGGCGACAACGTGGTGCTGGCAATCGCCTATGCGGACGGCACCAGCGAGAACAGGGTGCTCAAGGTGACGGACGTGTCCGTGCAGGTATCGAAGCAGTGCGCGATGCAGGCGGTGGCCTTCGGGCTCGCCGCGCAGACACGGCCCGTAATCGGGTGACCGTGTACTCTCGTAGAGAAGGAATAAAAAAGGAAGGTAAAACAATGGAACAGGAAGAATTTATCAAGGGCATGAAGAAGCTGAACGAGGCCATCGAGGATTTTCTCGAAATGACCGAAGTTGAAGAAAAGCCCATGGAAAAAGAAGAAGTGGAAGTGGCCGAAGAAGAAGAGGTCTAGCCTATGCCTTTAGGTTTTAAGAATTTCCTTAATCCGATGAGTGGGCTAGACGGGACCCTTGGATTCTTGAACCCGGAATCGGGCAAGCTGACTCCGGGTTCTGGTGATTTTTTGCAGACTGGAATCGAACCTGTTGACTTTTTCACCCAGTTCTCAGATGATTGGGACGCACAAAAAGGCTTGAACGAACTCGGCTTTTCCAACACCGAGGCCGTGAAGGCTGGCCAGCAGGCATACGACGACATGGCCTCCAAGGCCGACGCCGCATACGCGCAGAACGAGGCCGACCTGCAACGCTACTACCAGACGATGGCCGACAAGTACGGCGGCGACGAGGCGAAGCGGCGCGAGGCCATAGAGCGTTACCTGAACGGAGAACCCGTCCAGGTCCAGGACTTTTCCTACGACAAGTCCGTGGAGGATTTCTTCGACCCTGCAGCATCCATGCGCGCGCAGAACGCGATGACCGCAATCAACAACGCCGCTGGTGCGGAAGGCTCCCGTTTCAGCTCCGACTACATCGACAGGCAGGCTGCGAAGCAGCAGGCCCTCGCATCCGAAGAGTGGGAGAAGTCCTACGACCGCCTGATGCGTGACCGCGAAGCACAGATGAACCAGTGGAGAGCCAACGCCGACAACGAGCGAGCCAACGCTGCCGCTGCCGATGAAAGAGTCAAGGCGGCCATGGACATCTACGGCCAGGGCAGCGAGAAGGCCGACCAGGCTTTCGCCGACCTCATCGCAGGACTGGTGGGCAACAGACAGGCGCAGACGCAGACGGAGATGGACGCGGTGAGCGGCAAGACCGACCTGGGCATGAACCAGGAGAAGGGCATCGGCGGCGCTGCCTCCACGATATTCAAGGCTATTTTCGGGTAGGTTTTTTATGTCACTAAATGTCAATATCAACCCCTTGAATTTCCGCGAGATGCGTCTGCGTGAACCGCAGGGTGCGCGCCAGTTCGGCGAAGCCATCGACGCATGGAAGCGCGGGAGCGCACGCCGCAGGGCGGAGCGCATCGAGGACGAGGACCGCGCCCGTGCCGAAGAGGAACGCCAGCGCAAGCAGGCACTCGACAACGAGCTTGCCGATATGCTGGACGTTGACAAGGCCATCGAGGACATCGACGACGAAATACAGAAGCTGGAAGCGGAGAACAAGGCCCTTGAATCGCAGGTGGCCCCGAAGCCCATGAGCGTGGAGAGCGACTTTACGGATTTTCAGGTGGTATAAATGGCCAAGAACCTCACACTAGCCAACGTCTTGAGACTACTCGGAGCCATCGGCGGCGCAAGTGTCGCCGGGGGCTTTGGCGGCGTTGGCGGAGGTATCGGTCGCGGCGGATTTGTCGGCGGTGGCGAAATAATCCCATTCGGCGAGGGTGACTACGAGGAGGCCACGAGCTACCCCACCACGCGCATGAGAGTGGACCTGAAAGAAGCACCTAACAATGCGGACCTGCAAAGACACACCGCGCAGAAGGCCGCGAAGATGCAGGAACTGGAAGAGCACAACCGTGCCCTTAGACAGTTCCTGCGACCCGGACAGAGCAAGGCGGAACGCATCGAGGCCATCCGCAAGGGCAGGGAAGCGGAGAAGAAGCTGTGGTCCTTCTGGGCTGACGACAGGCCTCGCATAAACTACTCGCCATCGTCGTCCGCCGTTGAATCCATCCGCATCACGCCGGACAACCGGGTTCAGGTCAAGTGGCGCAAGGGCCCGAAGTGGTACGACTTCCTGGCCGCAGCCGACCCATACCAGGCCTCCGAGGCTTTCCATGCGCTTGTCACGGCTCCGAGCATCGGACGCGCGGTATGGCCTATCCTGACCCGAAACATCAAGGGCGAACGCAAGAACAACCTAGGCTGGTGGAACATGACACACTTTGACCCGGCAAAGTCTCCGGCCATGAAGTAAGAGGGAAATATGAGCGAATTTACCGAATTTGATTTTAGGACGCCGGAACAGAAAATCGCGGCGAACAAGGCGAAAATCCAGGAGCTGGAAAATCGCAAGGCTGCGCTCCTGGCTAAACGTGACCAGATGAAGGTGGCGGCCAATCGCGCACGACTGGGCGACGCGTCCTTTGTGCATACCATGTTCGCCAACGAGGCCGACAAGGAAAATGTGCGCCGTAAGGAACTCCAAGACATCCAAGAGGACGTTTACTTGAGGGAGTACGAACTAAAGAAAATTGACGAAAAGTTGAGCCAGGAACTTCCGCAAGACGAGCTGGAACGTCTGCAAGACGAAAAGGACTACAAGCTGGGAGCCTTGAAGAGGGTTCTGGCACGTAATCCAGAAGTCGAGAGCCACTACTACGACCGGGGTCAAGGCAGCGACAAGGGCGGCAAGAATGTGGCAAGTTTCAAGCAAGAATGGGCCATGATTAAGCCTTCCCTCACCAACGACCAAAAGGCGGCTTTCCTTGGAAAGCTGAAGGATTACAGGGCAAAGTACAAGAACGTGGAAGGGCTAAACGACCTTATTAACGAGGTTGAAAATACACCAACCAAGGAAGAAAAAGACGATGCAAGGCGCAACGCAAACAAGGCCATCGACAAGGCCCTGGAGAACGTTGAATACACGTCACTTCAAAAGAATGGCAGCTACACCAAGAGCGTGAAAATTGGCAAAGAGTTCTACGACGTGGTAGTCAACTCCGACGGAACGGCAACTTGCAATGGCGTAAAGAGGGAGTGGTAGAATGAACGAGGCGACCTACAATTCTCTCATGGGGTCCCTGGCAGCGGATGCCGCCGAGGCTCACGCCCTCGTAGTGAAGGGCGCGGATTCACGATTCAAGAATCCAGAATTTGCGGCCAAGAACAAGAAGTACATCGACCCCAACCGATTCTACAAGGAAATCCTGGAGCAACTGAAAAAGAAGTACCCGCGCGAGAGCACAAGCGAGTCCGACCTTGGCGACCTGGCAGAGACCAAGGGCGAAGTGGTCGAGAAGTGGCTCTACGACAAAGGACCCTCCCCGACCGAGTACAAGGCCAACGTGGAGGCGTCGAAGTTCATGCCCATCTTGCATGGCGTAGCCGACGAGGGCGACGACTGGTACAGCATGGGGAACGAGCGGCTCAAGCGGTTTGCGTCTGGATTGGGCTGGAAGGTGAACACGCCGGAGGACTACCAGAAGTTCCTCGACAAGGTGGGCGAATACCAGCAGTCCTTCGATCGCGGGAAAATCGCTACGGAGCTTCGCGATATGCCCGGTTATACCTTGTCCTCGCTGTTCTACCCTTCCGCAGTTCAAGAGATTGAAAACGCGGTCGTGACTGGTGAGGGTGGAGACCAGGAGACGGTGACGAACCTCGCAGCCCTAGACGCATTGACGAACATGGGAATTTTTGCCGCCCCTTCATTGGGTGGTACAAGGATTTTGTCGAAGGCCCCAAGGGCAAAACTTTTTCTTGACCCGTTCATCAGCGGAGTTTCACAAGCAGGAGCGGAGGAAGTTCGTCAGGAAGGCAAGGAAAAATTGAGCAAGACCGGGCAGGAGGCCGACTTTGAGCCGGTAATGACCGCCGGAACTTTTGGGGCTACTGTTCCTGCTGCTGTTGGTGGACTCCAGGGATTCCTTTCGCAAATACCAGGCACCGGCAGAATCGCAAGAGGCATGAGCATGGCCCGCCGTTCTGGCAATCCAGTAGAAATGGAAACGGCACGAGTTCTTGAAAACATCGACGACTTCAACAATAGCCAATGGCTCCAGCAACTTCTGGGTAACGCCCCGGAAGTAGAGGTCGCATTGACACCCGCAGAGGCCGCTCGACTTAACCGCGTCCAAGGACTGAACGGAATTTTCGAGGAACTTTTCGGGGTTCCCGCGACCAGCAAGGGAATCGACAAGGCTGCGGTCGCCCGTAACATCGAGAAGCCCATCAAGGAAAAGAAAATAGTTGGAACTGGTGTAAAAACCGCGCCTAAAAATTCCGTAAACCTTGGCGAAAGCGAGGCAGACGAGATTCTGCTAGATGAAAAGACTTTGCCGATTTACCGGAGTACTTTCCCAGCCAGGTACGAGAACATGACCGACAATTCAAAAGATTTGCAGCTTGGACGCTGGCTCGGTCAAATCGGCCTAGATGTTGGCGGCAGGGTCGAGCCTATGCTTAAACTGCCGTTGTCGTATCAAGGTATTAAGGAACTCCAAAATCCCGACTACAAGAAGTCCGACTGGTACTCCAAAATGAGCGACAACAAGAAGAAACTCGTGGACGAGGCCTTCAAGCAGAAGGCCATGGAGCGCGAGTTCGAGGAACTGGTCAAGCAAAAGCCCGAAGCGGTACGGCGCGCGCAGATGGATATTCCCGACCGCGACCTGAAAAATCCGCTCACCGAAAAGGAATATGAACTGGTTATGGCAATGAGAAAAAGAGGATTCGAGAAGATGCTGGGAGGTGAACAATGATGGACTTCTTACAGGCCCGCGACGCGTGGCACGATTTCGAGAGCCGCTGCCATGCGGCTCGCTCCGAGCAGATTTCCAGAATCAAGGACGACCGCTCGTTCCTTTCCGGCACTCAATGGGGTGACGACGACAACGAGCTCATAGCCAAGAACCGCCCCCGCCGCACCATCAACGTGCTGCTCAACTCAATCAACGCCGTGCGCAACCAGTACAGCGACTACCCGTTCCAGTGGTACACCGGCAACGACGACGTGGACGTGGCCTGCGAGAATTTTCTCAAGGACGGCAACAACGCCCGCGCCGCGAATGAGGCCCTGCTCTCCAGCATCAGCTTCGGCGTGGGTGCCATCTGTATCGGCACCGAGTCCAAGGACGGGACCGAGATGCCCTGCATCTACGCGCCGACCGACATCTGCAATCTCTATCTGGACCCGGATAGCCTGGACGCAGATGGAGGCGACGCACTCGAGGGAGCGATAGTCGAGATGCGCTCCCGCGAGTGGGTGCGCCGCAAGTACGGCGACGACATCGCTGGTTCCAAGGGCATGAAGCCGGGCGTGCGCGTCACAGAAGAACTGCCGGGAGAGACCCTCCCCGTCGTCACCTACTTCGTCAAGGAAGGCGACACGGTCACGATGTACAGGCTATGCAACGGCGGATTCGTCGAGGACCCCGCCGAGCTCTCCATCTCCCGAATCCCGATTTTCCCGGTCTATGGCGAACGCATCTACATGGACGACGGCACGGCCCTGTGGCAGGGCATCGTGGCGAAGGGAAAGCCCGTGCAGAAGGTCATCAACTACGCATTTACGCAGCTTGCCGAGCGTCTCGCGGTCGCACCGAAGCCCACTTTCATCACCACGGTGGACGCGGTGGAAGGCATCGACGAGGGCTACAAGAATTTCAGTAAGAACCTGAACCCGCTCCTGCTGTACAACCGCACGACCGAGGACGGCTCCGAGAAGCTGGACCCGCCGCAGAGGCTCGACAACTCCGTGGCCTACGGCGACGTGTCGGCCATCATCAGCTCCAACCTGGAACTCATGAGCAGCATCACGGGCGTGAACTCCAAGGGCATCATCGACACGCAGAGCCAGCTAACCGCCACCGAGGTGGAGTACAACGAGCGGCTTTTCGCAACGAACATCAAGCACTACTTCGACAACCTGCGCGACACGTTCAAGGCTGTCGGCGAGTGCGTCCTCGAGATGCTTGGCGTTGACCTTCCCCTCGAGGTGATCCAGGGACCGGGCGAACGCATGGAGCGGCAGATAGCCCGCACCGTACTCACCGCCATCGGGCAGATGGTGAGCGAGGACCAGAAGCGCACCATCGTGAACGGCATCCTAATGACCCACGGTGACAACGCCATCCTGCGCGAGGTTTACGGCGAGCTGAACAAGACACCGCAGCCCACGGCCATGGAAAAGCAGGCCTTCGAGACCATCGAGCAGATGAAGGCCGCAATCCAGGAGCGCGACCAGAAGATGCAGGAGATGCAGAAGCAGATAGACTTCTACGAAAATAGCCAGCGCGACCAGGCCCTCGGATACCAGGCGCAGATGTTGCAGAGCCAGCAGGCGCACAAGAACGAGCTCGAGACCATCGCCTTCAAGGCCGCCATCGAGAACAACGGCATCGACGCGCAGAAGGCGCAGGCCGAGCTGGAAAAGGAAAACCTGGAACTCCAGAAGAAGGCCGTGGAGCTGGACAAGGCGAAGATGGACGCGGCCGCGGACCTCGCGGAAAAGGTGGTGAACAATGTATTGTAGTCTCGGACAGAACCAGTTTTTCGACGACGCGGGTGCGCCACTTTCGGCAGGCCGCGTGAAGATCTATGCGAAGGGCAGCGACACGCTGCTCCCGATCTACGAGGACAACGGCGACGGGTTCGTGCCCGCGCAGAACCCCGTTATCACGGCCAACGACGGGCGCATCCCGACGGTGTTCTGGCCTGCGGCCCTTGTGGACGTGGTGGTGGAAAAGAGCAACGGAGACGGCACCTACACCGGGCTTGACTCCTACGTGGCTGGCCTTGATCTTTCGTCTGTCGAAGCGGTCCAGGAGGGCGTTTCCAACATCGCGGAACTGCGTATGTTGCAGCCATCGGAGAATATGGTGGTGCAGGCCAACGGCTACTACACGGCGGGTGACTGCCCGACGAGGAAGTATTTGTGGGTTGCAGGTGCGGCCAACACGGACGACGGCGGCTACGTGATAGCGAGTGGCATAAATGCTGTAGGACGCTGGGTCATGCTGTGGGACGATTCGGAGTTCCTGCCCGCTAGCCTGTACGGGATCATGTGCGGGTATGCAGGCTATTCAAAGACATCGAACATGGCGAGCTTCGCAGGCCTCGGCCATTACGTTCTTGTCGGCAGCGTGCGGGTCGAAGTTCCTCCCGTTCTCCTGTTCGACTGGCGCATGGCACAACCGACGAGCGGTCTGTCGTCGCCCATCGCCTACCACTACAGCGAGGTCATAACGACCAATCACTACGTGGCCTGCGCCCGTGGCGTGGTGTTCCATACGGTAGTCCAACCGACAATACACTGCGCCGGTGTTCGAGGCGAGAGCTTCACGACGGCAAAGTGGATGTTGGACAGGGACTACACTACCCGAGACCCTAAAGAAAGAATCAGCACGCTGATGTTCTACGGAAACACCCAGGCGATGCACGACGCGTTCATGGCGTGTGCGGCCTGCGCCAAGGTGTATCTTGTCGAGCTCTATTCCGGAGGCGTGACCGATACGCTGACCAGCTCGGACAAATTCTACGGGATAGTGCTGAACCACGCCGGGGTCAGTAATTTCAATTTTTTATATGGAATAGTTATAAATCCTGACGCATACGTATATATCCAGCAATTTCTTCGCTGTCGGAATTTCGCAGCGAACTCCATCTATGCGGTTGATAACATATCTACTGAAGGAAGTGGCACATTCGGAAGCGGCAAATTCGGAAGCGGTATCTTTACGGAAGGCTACAACGAAGCTCTTAACGTCGGTAAATTGGCCAAGTTTCTGCACACCGAGTTCCACGCGCCCCTACGGTTGCAGTTAAATGAGAGCATCATCGGTGACGATCCAAAAAAGAATCCAGTAGTCGCGGTTACCAGCGGCACGACTTTAGACCTGTCGGCTGCGCCTTACTCGTCATATCTTGACGGGGAGTGCCTGCGGATTCTCAACATATCAGGCAACACGATAATGATAAGCGGCGCAGCGATTGGATATTCCTTGCATGATGATAATTTCATTGACGCATTCAAGTGGGACGGAGTCTGGTACTTGGACCACTAACCGTGTACTCTCGTAGAGAGAACAAAAGAATTTAACAAGAGGAACAAAAAAATGAGCATTGTCAAGAGAAAGAAAGGCAGCAAGGACATCGTGAAGAGCATCCTGGAATTCGACGATGTACCGACCGAGGGCAGCCCGAACCTGGTGGAGAGCGGGTCGGTGGCGAAGGCCATCGGGAACCTGGGCCAGCCGCTCCAGTGGAAGGGACCGGCCACCGTCGCACAGCTCAATGCCGGTATTACGGTAATACAGCCCGGATGGACCTACACGCTGACCGACGCTGGTACGCTGACTGACGGGAGCGTGAAGGTTGACGTAGGCGACGAAGTAGCCTGGACCGAGGACGGCGAGTGGTTCAAGGTTGGCGGGGATGGCGGCGTCAAGTATGTATCCATGGGCTACAGCTATTCCGATGTCCGGGCCATCATCGACAGGGGCCAGTTTCCTGTCATGAAGGTCGTGGCCGGACAGGGCTACCGATACTACTACCCGTCCTTCGAATACGGCCAGTTCGTATTCAAGTGTGTCGCCGACAGTGGAATCTACGGGCTTCGCTGGAACGGCACGGCGTGGGCAGCGCAGGACGCGGTAATCTACGGCATGGGTAGCGACACGAAGTCCGAGGTGGACATCGACCAGGGCGTCCTCGCCATCGACGGCGGCAACACGGTCACCAAGGTCACGCTGGCCACCGTGAACGCAGTCACGTTCAGCGTGGACCTGACTGTTCCGGCCTTCGCCATCGAGATTGACAACACGGGCAACAGCAACGACGTGGACGTGACTGTGGTGAACGGAGCCACCACGCTGAAGTATTCGAGCGCGGCAGGCAACCAGGTCGGTGCCGGGAAGTACGTGCAACTCACCTGCGTGGGCGGATGCTGGACGCTGGCGGAGTTCGAGGCTCCAACGCCGTAAGGGGGAACAGATGAAGAGCATATTCTGTCACATAGGCCCTGTCGTCCCCGAAGTGGGTGACGCGCTTTACGTAGGACCAGGCGGCGACAAGCTGTTCATAACTGCCGCCGAGTACGACGGCACGGCTCCCGCAGGCTACGAGAGCGTGGGCGTGGTCGCTAGGAGGAAGAGCAACACGGCACTTATTCTCCACAAGGAAGAAAATGCCAGTGTAAAGTTCGCTAGTTGCTGGCAGCATGAAATAACTGGTTTAGTTGAACATCTTGGAACTGAAATCACGATTCAGTTTAGGCAATCGAAAACGTCTGGCAATATTAACATTGGTTCTCCACTGGTCTTTACGCCTGCAACTCTTGCTGAGGCTGCTGCTGCCATTGACACTCATCTTAGGGCTAATCCTGGTGGAACTGCCGCTGGTGCCGGGTGGAACTATAACTGGCATTGTGAGCTGGCTTTGAATTATGCTGGTGAAGAAAGTGTCATTGTGACTTCTGACAACATTGTTGATTACCGTCAGTCTAACGCCATTGTTGATACGTCTGCATCAACATCTGGTATTACTGGAACGATGAACATGTGTAATTTCTTGCCGGCATACGGTGATAGCACTATGCTTCGCGTTAACGGCGGTTTTGGTTATAGACCTGGATGGAATTTCGAAAGATTAAAGCAATGGGCAACAACTAACACAACTATTGCAACTCCGTCTAGCATGGTGTCTGTTCATGACGGTTCTAATATTGTTAGTCAGGACCAGTTTGAGAATAACCAATATTGCGCTGATTTACGCGCTGAATATGTCACATTCGATAATTACATCAAGAGCCTTATGCTTCGTTGGCCGGTTCGCGAAGGTGGTCAATGGTCGCTGTATGGCACCGGTAAGGGTAATACCGAACAGCTTGCGAGCAAGACTCATTTGAATTTGGCTGGTGATACTGTAGATACATTCAGCGCTGCTAAGTGGTCTGCAAGTAAATCTTTCGATTCGGATGGTTTACGCCTTGGCGACTGGTATATGCCTCAAATGGATGAATGCTTTGACATATTTGCACCAATGAAGCTTGATGGTAGTGATCCGGTCAACGCGACGCTGAAGAAAATGACGGGAAATGCCCGCTCTTTGTCGGTGTCCCGTTGTGTTCCCGCGCGTATTAACGGCCATAGCGCCTGGATTATGGCTTACTACGGCTACTTCCTCAACGGTGCCTTCTCCAGCGGTGGTCGTTGCGAGGCGGTTGCGCTCTTGACATTCGGAGGTAGACCATGATACTGACGCACGGAGCGAACAGCCTGTCACGGGGAGGGAAGGAGACTACACAGTGGACTACCGATACCGTTCCAGCAGGGACTCTTACCTTGCACGACGGTGTGCCGTCAATCCCTACGGATAGCGGGTCTATTGATGAGAAGCTCATTTCAATAACGGTACGAGAGGCCGTATTCGGCTTTGAGGACGCATCTATTAACGAAAGCATCGTTTCAATCGAGGTGGTACAATGATTAAGGATTCAATGAAACTGGCAGGTTATCTTGTGGCCTATGGAATCAAGCACAAGGATGGCACTACGGAGACGCACGAACTCGAAGTGCCAATCCACAACACGATAACGAAGCATATGTTGAACTCATTGCTTGAGTTCAATGGCCCGAATGAACAGACACAAATCTCTCCCGATACACGTTCGTATCTGCTGTGGACTTTGCCATACAGCCAAACGTCTGTCGGTAACTATCACAGAAGCGGCAGCATAAACTACGGTGCATTCGGTTCCGGCACCGGTGCAACGAGTGTAGCTGATACTGATTTGAAGAATCGGACTAGCAACATAGTGATGACGCGACCTGCGGCGACTGACCTGGATCCTTATACTTCGTACATCTGTACATCCGATACAATAAAGATGAGACAGTCCTACCTGTTCCAGACAGTATCCGAAAACACTACGGTAAACGAAGTCGGGACTTTCCACAGGATTGAGCCCAATGGCGAGTTCAAGATGACAGCTCGTGTCCAGCTGGATACGCCCATTACGTTGGTGGCAGGCGATGCCTTCTTCTTTACGTACGAGATATGGGTGAAGTTCAATGTCGGGCCTACACTGATTGAAGTTCCAGGCATCGGGACTGTCCGGAAGACGAATACAGTAAAATCTTCGAGTGTAGGCCGCCAATCTTTTGGAAGATTTGCCTCGTTCCCGACAGCATGTAAGTATTCTGAAGAAATTATGGCTAGCACAGGTCATACTAAGCTCCCCGCATATACCACTTTTACGGAAGGTCAGTATAACGGACAGGCAGGTCTGAACCATGTAATTGCTATAACTTCAGACACGATAACAAACAACGGGCTTGTCTTTGGAAACAATCTCCCATCGATAACCACATATTACAATTATGACGATGGCGTTAATATAACACCGAAAATTAAGCCCTATACCGAGGACTCATTTTACAGGGACTACGAGCTGGAGTTCAGCACATTATGGATGCCTAGTGGCGCCATCGACCAAATATGGGGATTATTAATCAATGGAGACTTCTACGAATTCGGCAGCGTTGTCAATGACGAGTTCGTGAAGGCGCCGTGGACCAGACCGGCCAACAGCATCATCAAGATTACTATGCGGCAGAGCTGGAGCACCGACCTGCTGACACCGAGTGCATAATGACCGACCTGCTCGCAATACTGACCTCCCTATCGCAGGTGCTCGGATTCCCCGCAGCACTTGCCTTGGCGTGGGCGGCCTTCGTCATACGTGACCACGGAAAGCGCATCTCCGAACTGGAGAACTCGCAGAAGTCCGAGGTCAACGCCATATACGACCGGCTCAACTCAATAGCGTCCGACGTGGCGTACATCAAGGGCCGTATGGAGGGCGACAAGTGAAGGCGGTGTACGGCTACACATTCTTCACCGGGGCCTCCACCCTGCTCAACATAAAGGAGCAGAAGGGAGCCAAGCGTCGGTACGTGCTGACGGCTCCCGTGCGCTTCTGCGTCGATTTTGACGACGGGACGCTTGAGGTGGTGACGCACCCAGGCTTCATATTCGACGGGCGTTCTGGTCCGCGCATAGCCGACATCTATGCCCCGAACCTGGGCAGCCTGGACGAGCGGACAGCGTGGCTGATGCACGACGCTCTGGGCTACGCCGGGAGCCTCGGGTTCAAGGAGACCAACATCGCGCTCAAGCTGTTCTTGCGGGACATCTGCGGCTACCGCAAGACCAAGGCCGAGGCGATACGGATAGCGGTATCCTTGAGCCATAGCTGGTACGGCAGGCCGAAGCCTACGGACTGGTGCTACGCCAACCTGGGGCTGGTAGAGACCAGATGGAAGGCCCGATGATCGTGACCATCCCATACGAGACCCCGTCCAAGAAGAACTCACGCATCGTGGACCGTAGGACCGGGCGCACATTCCCTTCCAAGACATACCGGGAATGGCACGGAAAGGCCTCTCTGTGGCTCAAAACCCACTACACCCTACCCTCACTAGGGGAAGGCCCTTTCAGGCTCTCATGCGCGTTTATTCACGGCACTATGGCTAGGTGCGACTCCGACAACAAGGTGAGCAGCATCCTGGACCTGCTGACCGACCTCGGTGTGATACCCGACGACCGCTGGCAGGTGGTTCGTGAGATAATTGTAAGAAACGGATACGAAAAGGGCCAGCCTTCGGTCACGGTGCAGATAGAGTCCGTTTGAGGGCTTTTTCGCTACACCCCTATACATTTACGGGAACAACAAAAAAGGGCCTAAAAAGGCCCTTTATTCGTCATTGGCTGGGTTCTTGCGTGGCTTCACCCCTTCCCAAGCACCTCGCCCAGCCGAGGGTCGTCGAGCATCTGGTTGCACAGCCGCAGGCTGGTGCGGTATTCCTTGAAGTCTGGCGTCAGCGGCCCGCCCTGCTCGATTATTTTCCGCGCGAGTGCCATTCTGCGCTGGTGGTGCGGCAGGCTGAATACGACTCGATATAATGCCAGCTCCTGCTGCTCGGTCATTAGCTGCGCCTCCGCTGGTCGGCCATGGCCGCGATTGATTCGGCTATCTTGTCGCATTTCCGTTCAATCATTTTTTACCTCTTGACATTTTGTTTTTTTTGGGGTTGAAAGACTCTAACTTGTTTCCACATTTAATCCGACACAGAACAAACTTATTCTTTCGTGCCTTGTCAAGGCAATCCAAACACAAGTCATAACTGTGGTCGCAAGTGTCTGAGACTCCGAAAGGAATGCAGGATTCTCCCATGCAATAACCATTTTCGGAATAGTCCTTGAATGTTATCCGAAACATATTGATTTCCTTTCCGCAGCCGTTGCAAATAAGAATTTCTTTAGTGCTCATTTTTTTTTCCTCCTTATAATCTCTAATTCTGCCGAAGATGGAATCACAATCACCCCACGCCTCTCAAGTTCAACCCTCATGGTTTCGTTAAGGCTTCGCAGGTGGTTAATTTCGTCTTTCAGGGCCTCGTACTCCTCCACGGGAATGGTCATGTAGTAGGGCTGTGCCTGGTCCGGGTGCAGCTGGGAGTCATGCTTCGGCATCCACCACCTCCATCATGCGTAAAATCACGGCCACGCATTGGGCTAATTCCTCAAGGCAATGTTCCTTTTCGTTGTACTGGTGTGCCACCATAGCCTCAAAGATTTCCTCATGGAGCAAGTCAAGCGCATAGTAAGGTCCTTTGGAATTATGCTCTTTGTAACGGGCTTCAAAGAAACGATAGTCGCAATTTTCGTTTTTTATTTCATCACAGAACTTGGGGTGTTTTTTCTCGGCCTTGCGGAGCTGCTCCTTTATGGCCACTAGGTAGCCGTTGAGTTTTCCGGGTTCTATCATTTTGCCTCCTCCAGTTTCAGTTCCAGTTTAAATCGTTCAAGCTCTGAATGCAGGTATGCCTCGAATATCGGCAGGGCCTTCTGCCTGCGATACCATAGCTGGTAGTATGGGTCAATCCTCTTTATGCTCGGGTGTTCTTCGGACTCGTCAAATCCGTAGAGAATCTTGGCACACTCCTTACATAAGGGCTCACCCATAATAGAACCTTCAACGTGGCCGAAGAAGCAGCAGTGGCAGAATCTTGACTCTAATCTCTTGTTAATTTCTTTTGCGAGTTTCGTTCCAGGATTTTCCATCCGTATCAAGGATTCAAACTCCGCCATCTTGTCTTTCAATCCTTCGTGAAAGTCAAGCGGATCTATTTTGATTTCAAATTTTTGTGTATTTTTCGTCATTTATTACCCCCGAACAAATAGTCCACCGTGGGCTCGTGCCACTCGGTGTCCGACCACTTGCGGACTCGCAAGTGGGACTGCAAAGTTTGTTTTTCGTATCCAGTGTCATAAAACCATCCTATCTCGGCTTTATCAATGACTCCGAATTTACTGATTCCCCATTCCCCGTTCCCATGCGCCAGCCACCTAGACAGCTCCCGGTTCGTGGCCCTGCGTGGCTTCGGATGGTCGGGCAGGATGGCACAATGCTTCCAGTATTGCTTTTCTTCTGTGATAACAGAAAGTATGCCTCCACATTTATTAAATGACGCCGGTAGAACAGCTACTACATTCCTAATGGTGCTCATTTTCTCATCGTAAGAATCAAATACCACACATTTCTTCGGAGGGTCAAAAATCTGCGGTTCGGTGACTTCCTCCAGCTCCATTCCGTTGTAGTTAATCGTTGCCATCGTCGGCCTCCTTATACACTTTGTCAAAGTTTTCCATTACATACCTTACATGATTCTCGTGGATTTCTTCTGCTTCTAAATCGGTCTTTCCGTCAGGTTCTCTTGTTACACACCAGTCTAATCCTTTAATCCATCTTTGTTTTTTGACATCTGCCTCTATAAAGATTCCGTCCTTATGTCCTATAAAGACCATCGTCTCGTAGTACCTTCCAGCTCCTATCGCCGAGAATCCTTCACGGTAGCCTAATTCGTTTCTAACTGGCAATGCGCCTACGGAACTGACGACAATCCACCTACCATTCTCGTCGTCTATTAGGGTGTTTCTCCGCCAGTTGCAATCAGTACCGCAGCAGAAGTGCCCAGCCCAACCTCGTTCAATCCTTTTCATCACTTCACCTCCTTGAATTTCTCGGCAAGTTTTGACCACTTGTTGAACCAGCTGATATAGTGCCCATATCTCCAACATTGCTGTACTTTTGACGAATCATACCAGTAGTTAGCCTCGGAATCGCACCACAACGCCATCGCCAAGCACCGCTTGTACTTGTGACGGGCAATCACCTTGTCGGCTTCGGACTTGTCATAGACCGCCCGCCTATACTTTACAATGCCTTCGAAGTAGCCTTCTTCGGCAACAGTTATGTCAAATGCTTTCAGTTCGCTCATTTGTCGGACTCCTCATTGCTTTTGTGAAAAAACGAAGATACGTGCAATAAAAAATTTTGTTCGCAGTTTACACAAAAATCGTAGTTAAACGGGTAGCCTAATTCTATGTGGCTGCTCCCGTCGCCTTTACGTAATTCTTTCTTGCATTTGTCGCAAATTCTCATTTGTTTTCTCCTATTCAATACTGCGCCATTTTTCGTAGGGAATCCATTGTCCGTTTACCTTCACCTGGCATCCAGTGAACAGTTCCCAATGGCAATCATTACCTGACATCCTTACTTTTTCTTCACATTGGAATCTAGGGAACCAAATCATAACAAGGTAAATACAAGCGATGGTTAGTAAACCCATGATTATACATACAGCTAATTCTTGGTATTGAGTTATCCATAGCACGATGGACATTACTATCGCAAACAAAATGATTATAACTATTGCAATTCCCATATTATTTGTCCTCCTAGTAGTTCTCCGCTTCCTCGCGGGTGCGGAAGAAATGGAATCCGCTCGCGCACTCCACGTTGTACATCAGGTTGAAATCCTTTATTTCGATTTCCTGCCCGAGGCGATACTCGAAGGAATTGTCGTAGCTAGAGTGCAGCACATCGTGGCCAGCCATGTCGGTAATCTTGTTTAGTTCTTCCTGTGTCATTTTGCCTCCTTGACCGTCCATCTCTCGGCCTTGTCAATGCAGTGCTTGTTGAGCAGGTGGCACACGTTCGCCGCGTCATCTCTTCCATTGCCTTCGGTGAGCACCACGCGCTTGCCGCTGCCGTTCAGCTCGTTGATCGTGTACGTCATGCGGCCCTCACCATGTTCACCTTGACCACGCCGTCCATGAGCCAAAGCACGTGCTCGCCACTAAGCCTGCGTGCCTTCTGCCTTGCGCGGAATACAACCTCGTAGCCGTACTTCCTGGCCTTGAATGCAGGGTCGTCCTTGTGCCGTTCGTAGAACCGCAGCGACTTCAGCCGTACCATCTCCCGACCGTTCTCGGTAGCCCTGTAACGTCGGTGGCGTTCCCGCATGGACCGCTTTCCATCCTCGGACTGCGACCACCTCTTTTTCTGGGCCTTGCGCTCCGGGGTGGCTTCGCGTATGCGCTCCTGCATGAGCCTGATTTCCCGTGCGCGGTCGCACCCGCGCTGGAGTAGTTCGTAGTCCACGTTCATGCTATTTTCTCCCTATACTTTATCATCTGAAACATATCCGGCTCAAATCGGCCCAACACCTTCTTTTTTGCTTGCTCATAAAAGTTTTTATCAACTTCAAATCCATACGCCTTGCGGCTTAATTCCTGTGCAGCAAGCAGCGTGGTGCCGCTTCCACAGCAGGGGTCAATCACCACCTCACCTTCATCTGTAAAGATGTTTATTAGTTTTTTCAAAAGCGGCACGGGCTTCTGCGTAGGGTGCACCTTTTCAGTCGCAGAATCGCGCTCCCAGTCCATGCAGTTGAAAATCATCTTGCCGTTGTTATTGAACTTTGGCAATTTATCTCGGTAAAAAATTAGACCATATTCGCAGTTCCCGACCACCTTCATGTTCGCCTTTAGTACCTGCGCAGAAAAATCTTTACGAAAAACCAAATTGATGTAGTTAGGCAGCCCGTATTTTTTACCCAGTTCAATGAATTTAAACTGCTGCTCGAACTCGCAGAACAAAATCATGCAGGGAGCCTTCCCTTTTTCCTTAGGCTCTTTTACCAGCATTTTAGAGCAGAAGTGCATAAATTCTGCTGGTCTAAATTCGTTTTCAGAATTGAAAAACTTTTTCCCCGCCTTGTCGCTTTCTCCATTTTTGTTGTCTCCGTCGATATACCAGGACGGGTTGGAGCCGTATGCGTTTGTTCCTAGATTATATGGAACGTCGGCAATGATTAGTTGCGCCTTCGGTATTTGATACACTTTGTAGTTCTGGAACGAGTCTCGATAAAGGTGCATATCGTATTTGTGAAATTCGTTGTTCATGCGCACCCCCTGCAGATGTATACGCCGTAGCCGATGCGGCCAAGCTCTCCCACGGGGTAGCTTTTGCCGCAATACTTGCAGCGTGCGGTGGACTGTTTAGGCGCGGCGTGGCGGTAAAGCTCCTGCCGCATCTCGATAAATCTTTTTCGTGATTCAGTCATGGCTTCTCCATCATCTCCTTGAGTTCTCCGTCCAGCTCGGCCGCTGCCGCAATGTGCGCCTTGCGGGAATTGCGCTTTCCCGCGTCCTCTATTCGCTGCGGCGCGTAAGTGTCGCGATGCGCCGCTATGCGCTCTGCTATAAGTGATTCCCAGTTCATTCATTCCTCCATAAAGAATTTGGTGGCGGCTGGCCTTGGCCTGCGGTCCTCGCGGAACGGCCGGTTGTTAGATGGAGATTCTACGAGCCGCCGCCACCGCACTGCGGAATCGTTAGTTCATCCGCAGCGTTTTTTTTCGTGCCCTCCGGTCGCGGTCGCGTGTTGTGCGGTGTCAAACTATGCGGCCATCGGGCTAGCGGCATGGCGGGGGTCGAACCCGCCCGACAAGCTATCCCTCCCGTACCTTGCCGATTCCGCATCTGCCGTGTTTCCCTGCTATATTTCCGAGCGGCAGGGACGCTCTTGCCCTCGGACACAACTAGAAGGGCAAATCCGAGTCCTCGCTTCCGTCTGGGCCCATGCTGCCGGGGCCTTCCGGCTGGAGATACTTGTCGAAGTGGTGGGCCAAGGCTTCGCCCTCGCTCTCCGTGGCGCGCCTGTATCCCCTCGGAGGGTTGATGAACGCGATCTCGCGGAACGGGTTGCCAGCGTTGTCCAACCGCACGTTGCCGTCCTTGTCCACGGAATCGGCCAGCGTCACGTTCACCGCCGTGCCCACGAGCTGCGGCTTGAGGAAGTCCTTGTAGGTCTTGCCCATCCATCCGATGTCGCGCAGGGCCTTCGTGGTGTACGGTGCCGCGCCCTCGGTCAGGTTGTACAGCTTCTGCCTGCGGGTCTTGTCCTCGAACTCCACCTCGATCACGATGCCGCCGTGCTGTCGGTTGTCCTTGCCGGTCATCCAGTTCAGGTAGGAATCCGTGATGGTGGCGTTGCGGTATTCTGGATTTATCAGTGCCATGTTGCTTACTCCTTGAAGGCCTTTTCAACGGCCTTGTACACGTTGTTAATCTTGTCCGCCGGTACGTCCTCCGGCTTCTCGTAGCCCAGCTCTCCGAGCACCTTGCAGGCCAGCTCGCGGTTCTTCTGCATCAGGCCTTCCATGGCCTTGAGGAATCCGGCCTTTCGCGTCTCCGGCGTGGCCTTCGGCCTGGGGCTTTCCTTGGGCGGCTCGAACAGCTTCTGCGGCTCCTGCGCGGGTTCATCGACCACCACGGCCTCAACCTGCTGCGGAGGCTCCTGGGTTGGTTCCTGCGGGGCGAAGTCGCTCACCTCTTCCGGGGTGTACATCCCGCATAGGCAGGCGGGATAGAGAGCCCTCACGCCCTCGGACACGCAACGGGCGGCCAGCATCTGCGTAGGGTATGTCTTCCAGTTGGATTTTCCCCACAACCCGGAGGCTGTTGCACGGGCCTTGTCCCACTTAACCTCCAGCTCGCCGCCCTGCGGGTGCTCGAGGTGCAGGATGCACTCGGTATCGGTGCGCTTGACCCACTTCACCTTGCCGCCCGATTCCTGGAAGGCGGCGAGCATTGCGTCGCTCTTCATGGCGGGGCGTCCCTGGATGATGTGGTATCTTTCGGTGGCGAGCGCGGGGTTGATTCCGTGGGCCTTGGCTATCATCATGAGCGAGAAGGCCTCGCTGCTCGTCTTGTATCCGAACAGGCCGCTCTTGGCGAAGGCCACGCTCATGTCGGTGATTTCCTGGAAAGTCAGGTCATTCATGGTTCCTCCTTGTTATACGGCATTTTTAAAAATGTCGTCCTCGTTGATGTTCCAGCCGTATCTTGTCGCCGACATTTTTTTATCGGCTTCACGCATTTGGTTTAAATATTCTGTCCTGAAACTGATTATTTTACCACGTTTGTTCCTATTGTATATTTCACCGATGGAATCACAAAGAGTCAAAACGTCTTTTGAAACATTCATCAAGTGACTATTTTCCAATATTTTCTTTTTTAACAAATTATTGTCAATTTCTTTGCACTTGTAGCAGAAATAAAGAGCAGGAACAATCGCTTGCATTTTTGTGGATTTTTTCAAATATGGAGTCAAAGTGTCGATAAATTCAAGAGTTGAATCAAGAACATCAAGCTCTATGGTTACTTTGTATTTTCCTTCTGCAATACTCCCGATATTATCTTTTTGTTGACTTCTACTACTTACTCCTCTTGCAATCGGGATTATTGTCGATAAAGGAACGTTTGTGTATTTATCATCAAGCTCTTGAAGCACCTTGTAATCTTCTAGTCCTTTTTCCGCATAAAAATCCACATAATTACGCATTGACCAGTTCATGGTTCCTGTGTTCATGCAGATGCACTCGCGGTCACCAATGCCTTTAATCACGGTGAAGTAAATCGGCAAGTTCCGTTCCTTGCTTACCTCGAAACGTCCCTGGCCGTCGATTATTTCCATTTTTTCGTTTACCACAATCGGGGAGGGAATTTGGCCCACTTTGTCAAATGAATCGTTGAGCCTTTTCTTACGTATGCTGCTGACCGCCCTGTTACCTTCCAGGCGTTTGAACATTCCGTAGTTATCGGTCTTGTAGATTTTGTTTACTTCTGTGTATTTCATGGTGTTTCCTTTGCGCCTAACGAGGCGACTTGTTTTTGGTTGATAGTTAGTCCTTTTTGATGGTTGTCATCTTAAGGAATAATCGGTTGTGTTATATTGCCTTCATGGTGGGCTTGCGCGGTGTGTCGCTGATGAGGTCGCCGAAGGTGTCGCGGAACGCGCTCTCGCTCATTCCCATGACCTCCGCCGCGTCCTTGATGCTGATGGTCGCGAAGTCCAGGATCTTGTCCGCAGGGATTCCGCCTCCGATCATGCGGTCGAACAGTGCGCGGGTGTCCGTGATCTTCGAGGTGTAGCTTTCCTTGCTAAACTTGAAGAAGGCCCCGGCATCGTCCTTGACCGCGTAGATGGCTGGCTCGGTGATTTCCTTGATGGCCTTGCAGATGTTCTCGGCCCGCTTCTGGTTCTCCACCAGCTCGCGCAGCGCGGGGAGCATGTTGCGCAGGAGGTGCTTCCCCTCGTCGCTGGGGTTGTCGAGGTATTCTGCGCAGGCCTTGAGTGCTGCGCGCTGTGCCTCGCTGTCGATAGTGGCGCAGGCGTAGTCCGCCTGCTGGATGTTGGTGAGTTCTGCCTTCATTCTTCTTCCTCCGATATGGTGCCGAAGTCGTGGCGGTCGAAGTCCAGCTCCTGTTCCGGGCCTTCGTCCTCGGCGGCTGTTGTTTCCTGTTGGTTGAGTTCCTTTTCCAGCTCGTCGGCCTCATCCATGAGTGCCTGCACGAAAGACTGCTTCCTGTTGTGTTTTCCCATGTAGCATTTACCCATGTGTCTATCCTAGTATGTGGATGCCAGCATCTTGGCGGTCCACACGGCCTCCTCCCAGGTGGCCCCGCCCCTGCGGATGCGCTCGATTTCCTTCTGGACCTTGGCCTTGGCGTAGGCCTCGCCGGTGACAGTCAGGAACGTGCGCTCCTTGCGGCCAGATACCGTGAAGATGCTGTTGCTTTTCTTGCTGTGGATTTCCAGGGTGTCCATCTAGTCCTCTTTGAAGCTCGCGGTCTCGCACTCGAAGGCCCATATTTTTTCCACGTCACGCCATGCGTTTTCCATGACTGCGGCCATGATCTCGTACTCGTAGAGCTGCTTGTGGTCTGGAGTGCGTCCGGCCATGTAGAGTGCGAGCAGCCTGCGGGCGCGGCGTCCGGCCTTGCGCTCGCATTCGTCGGCCACCTTTACGGCGAAGTCCAGGTCTGTCATTCTCATGATTAGCCCTCCAGCCAGGCGAAGCCCACGTAGAGGGCCATCAGGGCAGCGGCGAAAAGTGTGCCGAGCACGAGCTGGCCGATGGTGACGAGCCGCTCCGGCTTGTAGTCGTGGCAGGTGATGTAGTCGTGGATTCCGTCGTCTGCGGGTCCGCGTGTAAAGTTGTGTTCCATTGTATCATCCTCCGTTGTAAATCTATGCGGCCTCGGTGGCCTTCTTGATAGTTCCGAACTTGATGGCGTTGTGACGCACGCGGCCCATCCGCGTGCATACCCAGAGCACCACCTCCTTGACGCCACTCATGTTGAGAGCGCATCCCAGCGCGGTCATGGCCTTCGTGGCCTGGTAAGCGGTGGTGTGCATGGGTATGGCCTGCACTGTGCCGTCCTCGCGCCTGATTTCCAATTCGTAATCGCTTCTCATGCGTAGTTACCCCATTCGTAATCGGCCACTTCCTTCTCGAGAAATTCCCTGAACTGGTACACCTCGGGCGGAAGCAGGCCGTAGTTCAGCTTGGCGTTGGCCGGGAAGGTCTTGTATTCCGGCGTAGTGCGCAGGTACTTCTCGTAGAGGTGCTTGATGTGCTCCTGCTTCTCCAGCAGGAACTCGCGGGCGGCCTTCGGGTTGGCGTACACCGCGCGCCTGTGCTCGTCGTAGCGGGTCAAGGTACAGTCCACGTACCGCTTGTACTCCTTCTCGCCCTGTGCGATGCATAGCCGCATAACCGCGAGGTCGAAGTTCGTTTTCCGCATGAGGTCGGACTTTGGCAGCCACGGCCAGCGCGGGTCGCTGTACTCGATCATGGCCTCGGAAGATTCGAGTCTGCGCATACCGTCCACGATTCCCTTGAGCGTGCCTTGCAGGGGGATTTCGTCGGTGTCTCGTGCCTTCCTGAAGGCGGCATGGACCATCGCCTCGTCCTTGAAGTCCACGGCCTCGGACAGGCTGCGGGCGACTATCACTATGTTCTCTTTTGGCAGGTGCCGTCCTGCCTGCATATACGAGATGGTCAGTTCCTCGGCTACGGCCTTTTCGATGCTCATACGGCCTCCACATTGTCGTAGTATTCTGCAAGTTCCTTGAGCACGTCGGCGTCCTTTTCGGCCGCGGTCTTGTAGCCCTTCTTCTGCTTGGCCTCCTGTGCCTTGCGTCGGCTCCAGTTCAGCAGGGTGGCGTAGTGGCTCTTGTACTTCTTGGTCTTGCCCTGGGATTCGATGTACTGGTCCAGCTCAATGATGAGCGAGTCGGCGTCCGGGCACTTCTCGCAGAGCTTGGCGTATTGGATATTTGTCATCTTGACGTTGCCGAACTCGCCGAAGGAAAGGACTGGAAGCGCGGGGGAGGGTTTTGCAGATACGTTCTCAGGAGGTACCTCCCCCGCGCCGGCCTTGTCTAGGGTCTCAGCCGTGGTAATGGTTTGCCCGGACGTTGCAGAAGTGCTGACTGCGCGGCTCCCGTTTCCCGAACCGTTTAAGGAAATTGGCGAGCCGTTGGTGACCACCTCCTCCGCGTTGCCGTCGGAGGCGTCCGGGCGTTTAATGGTTTGGGTGCTGTCGAGATTTACCCCGGCACCCGCGGGGCTGTTTGTGCTTACCTTGGTTTCTTGGTCGTAATGGTTGGCAGACGTTCCAGATTCCGAAGCAACGCGGTTTCCCGCGCAATGAGTGTTCAGGGAGTCCTCGCGGATATCCCCGTCTGCCGTTAATGGGTTGCAGCCGGTGGTGCTTACGTCCACGCCCTCGCGGGTCGCGGCGGCTGCTGTGTTCTTGCTCCATCTCGCCTCGGCTCCCTTGCGGCCTGCCTCGGAGCGGGATGTAATCTCGTTGATCGTAGCGTCGTAAAGGTCACGGG